TCATTCTTGCGCAGAAAGACTTACGTCTGTTAGCTGCTTTAGATCCTTTTTTTAATTTTGATGGTTTAGTTGTAACTGCTGTTTTAAGTTTTGATCCTGGATTAGCAGCTCTATAAGATGCAACACCTTTTTTATTTAGACCGCCTGATGGATTTTTTCCTTCTTTTCTTTGCCACGCAGGAGTTTTTCCCCCAGAAGCCATATAGGCTCTTCCATATCCTCGTAAAGCAGCCCCGTTCATTAGCTCTGGCTACGTCTAATAGCTCGATCAGTGGGAGCACCTTTAGCGCCTTTCTTCCTCATCTTCTCTCCACGTTTTCTTTTTTGATGAATGTTATACCACAATCCTTTTTTAGCTGTGCGTCCGTCTTTAGTCTTATGTGTTCCTTTACTCATTAGTGTGTTCCATTTCCGTTAGCAAAAGTTCTTTGCTTATCTTTTAATTTTTCAATGTCCGATAATATCTTCTCTACGTCCTTTTGTAAACGTTCAATATTGACCGTATTTGACATCATATCCTGCATTGCTGTCTCTATTTTTTCTACTTGTCCACTCATATGCTCAATTAACATAAATTGTTCGCTATCTGCGGGAAGCGACCCAAGTTGACCCCGCGGCCATTTGATTCTAAATTCTGTATTCTCAATTAAATCTTTGGACATTAATTCTACTTGCGTTGAAAGTCTGTTTTGAGTCTCAATAATACCGAAGTAAGCCCAGGTGCCAATGGCAACCAGCGCTATAAGACTGGCAACCGTCTTCATAGGCATTTGTACTTTTGCTTCGTCCGAAATAGTGAGTGGTTTATGTGCCATTAGTTATAACTGTATCCTGTGTTGCCTTGTTCTAATTTTTTAAATAATAATTCATGTTGTTTCATAATGTCTTCATCAGAGTCCATCATCTTATCCATTTTATCTTCTAATTTTATAACTTGTCTTTCAAGTTTATGTACTTTATCTTCATGTACTGCCTGAATAGTTGAAAGTTCAAAAGTTCTAGATAGACTCCAGCCAGCTAGGGCTAGTAAGATTCCTACTAACATTGTCATTAATTTTTCAACCATATTTTACCTCGTTTTCAAAAGACATATCCAAACCATGATCTTTTTCTTTTGTATAAGTTCTCTTACATTTACAATTGTCACAGACACAAACACCATACTCATCTGCATGAAGCTCTCCATCACAATGACAGGCGTGATGACAATTTTTACATTGGGCCATTACTTTTGTTCAAAAAGCCAATTAACAAATTTCTTCCATAATTTTTTAATCATCTTTTTTCTCCACATTGTAGAAGAATCTATCGGAATCTTCTGTTTTCCATTTTTGATCGTCCTCAACATTCCACTCGGTTGTTTGTACTTTCCAATCAAAAGGAATTTCATCTTTAACGGTAAAAGATGGGATACTCCATATAATTCGATTGTTTGGCTGTGCCGCATAGTTGCCATCTTTTAAAGCAAGTATGTGTGCGCACTTATGCTCGTGCGGAATTTCAGAATGATCTGTATCTACTATATTACTCTCTGGGTGTGCCCAGTCAATAGTAAATAAATAAGCACCTTTATGCCATTTTTTATCTTTACCAATGTATTTTCCAGATTGTCCGTCTAAGATATCAAAAGAAGTAATAGCAGGATAATAACTAAAACAGTTCCATAGCTCCAACTCATCAAGTCGCATCCTAGGTACTTCTTCTGCTTTATAGCCTCTTTGTATGAACGCAGATATGGGGAGACGATAGAAGACAGCACCATTTTCCATAATACAGTGAAAAAGGATAGGACGTCCTGTAATAGACGCCACACCAAAGATAATACAATCTTCAACTTCTCCATGATGTTTTTTAAGATCATAGAGATACTCTCTCCTGATCTGTGCATACGTCACAGGTATGTTTGCATTCAGATAGGCCATGACTCATTAGAATATTATTGCGCCAATAACGAAACCAACAACTGCACCAATAATGTATTCTCTGTGCATTAAATAAAAATGCTCTATTTGATGTTTTATATTGCTCATTTTTCCTCCTCTTTTATATTACCCCAATTGGGACCGAATTCATAGTCTACTTTATTAGGAACTTCAAGTGAAACTGCGTCCTCCATTATCTGTTTTATTTTATCTGAATTACCATCAACAGATATATCAAGTTCATCATGAACTTGTATGTGTGGGATAATTCCTTCCTTATATAATTCTAACATTGCTTTCTTAGTCATGTCAGCAGCTGATCCTTGTATAAGTTTGTTCAATGCTTTGTAAGTGTATGCTCTCTTGATCCCTGGTCCGTGTTCCATGAGCGCTGCATCATGAGTCAAGGCTTTATGAATACCAAATTGATTAGGTTCCCACAAATGGAAACGACATAATCTTCCAAGTAATGTTCTAATCTTACCTGAGTCTTGGGCACGTTGCATTACATTGTCCATTAGTTGTTTAACGAATGGTACTCTTCTATGGTACTTTTTAAATAAATCATCAGACTTATCTTTAGATATACCCAGTTCTGCTTGTAATTTATTTTTACCCATACCATAGAACAGACCAAGGTTTATAGTCTTGGCCTGTGATCTAGGGATCTCTGCCATATCAGCGACAATGTCATGAAAGTCCGCATTATCGTCACGATAAGCGTCCAATACATCGCCCACTCCATAGAGATTCTGTAAAGCTGCATAATGCACTACCAACCTAGGCTCTTGCTGAGAATAGTCAAAACAACCCCATGTATGGCCCTCCTCAGGTATAAATAATGACCTAATAGCAGGTCCTAATTCCTTATTTCTAGCTGGTATTTGCTGTAAATTTGGGTTTGAATAACTGAATCTTCCAGTTACTGTTCCTCCATTATCTCCTCGTAGCTGGTTTATTTCAGCATGTATTCTTCCTTTGTGATTGTGCTTTAATATGGTATCAATAAATGTGGTATGCGCCTTGTTTATTTCACGAGCGCGGGCTATTTGTTTCACCAGTGGGTGGGGGTGATTCTGTAAAAAGTTTTTAGTAAATGATGGAGAATTTGTTTTTTCGGTTGAGTCATATGGTAGGTTCAGTTTTTGAAAAACTTGCGCTATCGACCTCGCTGCCCATATTTGCGTATCTACTCCAGTTTCTTTTTTTACTGCTAATAGGCATTCTTTTTCTTTTGCTGATAATGTTTCTTTTAATTGATGAGCTGCTTCAACGTCTACTCGAACTCCTAAAAAACGCATATCGACTAGGCAAGGGAAAAGTTCTGTCTCTAATTCGAAAATAGATTGTATATCTTGGTGTAAAATTTCTTTCTTAAGTTCTTGCCACAGTTCTAAAGTTATCTCAGCATCTTTTTCTGCATAAGCGCCAACATAAATGGCAGGTAGTTTATACATTTCTGCCTTGGGGTCAACCCCCCAACTCTTTGCAGCTTCATATAAAGCTGTTTCATTTTTTCCTTTTCCGGTATATCTTTTAGAGCAATTGTTTAGGTCATAACGCATTTGATTTTCATCAACCAAGGCCGATGCAATCATCGTGTCAACAATTTTACCGTTAATACTTAAACCTAATGCTCTGATCCAACATACGTCGTACATGGCGTTATGAAATATTTTAACTGCTGGTGTACTAAGGACTCCTTGAAACCATTTTAAAACTTTTTTACGATCCATATTACCACCACCTTCGTGAGCAATTGGATAATAACCAGACCAATCATGAACAGCTACTGCTACACCTGTTACGTCTCCTCGTTTAGTTACATTACCTGACCCCATTTTTATAAGATCAGGATCTTTTGTTTCTAAGTCTATTGAAATCTCATCATACTTAGATAAGTCTGGAAATGTTTCCGGTGGTAACCACTCCGTCTGTGGTGCAAATAAGGGAGCTTGTATCATTTAACAAAGCCCCAAGAATTTTTCTTTTCTTTTATTTCTTCTTTCACTGGGGCAGGATAGTCTCTATCGATAGCCATGTCAATATAATGTTTTGCTTTTAATAAATCTTCTTTTTGATTTTTTTGTTTGTGCCTACACAAATATTTTATGGCGTTGCCTTCTGCAAACGGAATATTATTTTTGTTAATAAATTCTGAGGGCTGAATGACCATAGACTTATAATGGTCCCCGCCTACCTGCTTTTTATAAATATCATCTTTCATTAATAGCTTCTTTAATTAATCGTTTAATATATTCTTCATGTCTTCTCGCTTTAACTTCTGGTCGTTGAAGATATGCTTGATCCCATGCTTTACCTTTAGGACTTTGTCTCCATTTTTTTCTTGCGCGTTTTCTACTTTCTGCATATGGGTGACTCACATAAACCACGCTATTGTTAATAAACATGACAAAAATACTGCCATACTAAGTTCTCCCATTATTTTCATATTTTGTTTACACCATCTACAATTACACATCATATTATATATCCTTTGTTTGCTATTTTTGGTTCCACTATATGTAAGTTTTCTTTTGTTCTTGTTGCTCCCACATAGTACAATCTGTTTTCATCATCTGGATTTTTTTCATATCCTTCCATAGTAGTTTTAGTAAGATCAGTTAAAAGAACTACGTTTTGTGATTCCCCACCTTTAGCGGCGTGAATCGTAGACAATTCTATTCTTGGTTTTTTATTTAGTTGTTCACCATTAGCTCTCATTTTT